GTTATCGAGTCTGGTTTGAGCGATTTAGGCGCAGCTCAAGAGATGGCTTTAGCCAAGCAAGGCGCACAAGCTACGGCTGCTAGAGCATTTGGCGGATCTCGCCAAGGCATAGCGGAAGCCGAGACACGTAAGGCATACGGGCAACAGGCGGCGGATCTCATTGCACGGGAAAGAGCCAGAGCATTTGATCAGGCGCAGCGTGCAGCTCAATTCGATATTACTGGCCAACAGCAACGCGCATTGCAGCAAGCCTCTCTCGAGCAGCAAGCAGGGCTCGCAGGTCAGCAAGCCGCTCTGGACGCCGCAAGGCGTCGCGGCGCAGGCGCTGCCGGACTTGGCGCTATTGCAGGTCAGCAATTGCAAACGCAGCTCGCAGGACTTGGCGCACAAACTGCGGCAGGCGAAGCCCAGAGGGCATTACAGCAAGCACAACTTGATGTACCGTATCAAGATTATCTCGCCGCAATGCAGTACCCACTTACTCAGTTTGGCGTGCTAACTGGCGCGGCAGGCGCTATACCGGAAGGCTACGGCACAACCGTGCAGCGAACTGGTGGACTTGGGCCTGCGTTGGGCACTTTAGGAAGTTTAGGTATGGGCCTCGGCGCACTAGGTGGAGGCGTCCTTCTAGGGCCAAGCACTGGCGCTTTTGGGCTGCCGTTTGGTCGCGGCATATTCCCATAGGAGTTTAAAATGGCATATATACTAACACAAGAAGACATAGACAGATTTGGTCTCATAGATGCTATGGCAGGCGACGAAGCCACGGCGGCAGACTTGCAGAAGATGAGCATGGCCACTGGGTCTCCGGCAGATCAATTGGCAAGAGGTGCTATGGATTTCAGTGTCCCGTCAATGCCTATGGGAGAGGGAACGGTAGTTAATCAGGCAGACAGAATTTTAACTAGCCCACTGTCAAGCGACCCAATGGTTGGCTCAGAAGAGATTACGGCAGATGCTTTAACGGCACTTGGCATAGGGGGAAACATAAGACTTGCAGATCGGGTAAATCCGCCGACAATGCCAGAAAAAGAAACAGCCGTAACCGCGCCAAACGCCCTGATGAGCTTGCTCGATCAGCCTATATCGCAAGACCCGTTTGAAAATTTAAGCAGAAACCAACGGGCAATGCTTGCATTTGCCGCGATTAAAGATGCAGGCATGGCGCTGCAAGGCAAAGAGGGTACGGCATTTTCTGGAACTTTAGAGGGTTTCAGAGAGCGTGCCGACATGGAGCGTAAGCGCCAAGCGGCTTTGGCTCAGAGACAAATGCTACAAGGCATGTTTGGCGGCGTAACGCCCGTAAGCGGCGATATGGCTATGACGCCTGATGCTTTGCGGCAAAGAATTGCACAGCTAAGTCAGTTTGCTGTGGCATTCCCAGAGCGAGCGCAGGGATTTGCTGTTGAAATTAAAAGGCTTGAAGGTGAAGTTGAGAGATTAACCCAAGCTGAAAAATCTTTGGTTGCTCAAACTCAAGGTGTAGCGGCTGTTGACGCTCTTTTAAATTCCCCAGATTTAGCTAAAATTGCAGGGTTTTCTGGCACAGTAAATCAATTTTTTGAGAAATTTGGGAAAGCTAAAGAGTATTCAAATCTTATGTCTTACGTAGATCAGATAAAAGGCTTAAACTTTGTCGAGGCATACCAACAGTTAAAAGGCGGTGGGCCAATTACAGACACGGAAGGCAGAGCAGCAACCGCAGCAAGAACAAGAATTGACAGAGCTTTGATGGGTGACGTTGAGGATTTAAAATTAGCACTAATGGACGCTAAAAAATTATTTCAAGATGCGATGGCTCAAAACCCAATGTATAGCGGTCAGATGTTGGGGCTTAGTGAAGAAGATAAAAAATACTTAGAATAAGAGTGGCTACATGGAATATACCGTTGAAGAATTAAAAGAAGCAGCTCGAAAAGCGTTAGAAGATAATAACGAGCAAGCGGCAAAAAGATTTGTAGACGCAGCTCGACGCTTAGAGGCAGAACAAGCCGCAGAAGCCGCCAGAGCTGCAAGAATGACAACGCCAGAAATGCTGCAAGAAGGCGCAAAATCATTAGCGGCAGGCGGAATTAGAGGCGCTGCCGAAACGGTTGGAGCCGTTGGTAGTCTAGCGTCATTTTTTCAAGAGCTACCCATGAATATTGCTTTACGAGTAATGGGGCAAGAGCCGCCCAAAAAAGTTACAGATGAGCCAACTTTAAGAGAATTAGCGGCGGACATAACCGGAGGGTTTAGCGAATACGAAAGCCCAACTACATTTGGCCAGTATCTCGGAACAATAGGAGAGTTTGGCGGAGGATCTGCGGTGCTTCCTATCGGTGGCCCCGTGAGGGCGGTAACTCAATCAGTTTTACCTGCCGTAGCCAGTGAAACCGCAGGGCAATTAACAAAAGGAACTGAACAAGAATCTATGGCTAGACTATTAGCCGCGCTCGGAACGCCGTTTGCAACGGAGGCACTGAAGTCAGGAGCAAGACGTTTAGTTACTGGCCCCGATGCTTTGATAGCCCGTGAAGGCGCTGAGAGAGCCGGAAGTGTAGGCGTTCTCCGAGAGGCAGACGTGCCAATGACCGCAGGTCAAGCCATAGGGTCGGAGAGGCTAATGAGGCTTGAGGGCGTTGAGGCGACAGACTTGGCAACGACTGAGGGCGTAACTAGACAAGTTATGCGCCTTCTTGGCTCAGATGCAGCTCGAGCAACGCCAAAAGCATTGGCAGAAAGAAAGAACTTTTTCGGCTCTGTATTTGACCAAGTTGAAGATGTAGTTGACGAAGTAGCGACACAATCTGACGTGAATAATCTAAAAATTATGATTGATACTTTTAGAGATGCTACAGACGAAAATATTCCAAAAGTAATTAGAGAGCTTACTACAAGAATTGATGAGTCTCTTTCTCAATCAAAGCCAATAAGTGGGACTAAAATTGCAGATTATCGAACTCGAATAAGAAAAATGATAGAAACCGCAAAAGGTGATGAAAGAGCAACGTTGGGCATGGCTGCAAATGAATTGCTAGATAATATTTTAGAGAGAGGCGTCGGTAAAGTTGATCCTAATCTTTATAATTTACTAAGAGATGTAAGGCCAAAATACAGAGACTACTTAACAGCATTGCGAGCACTTAATAGATCTGGGTCTGATCCACGGTCAGGATTAATTTCACCAAACGCTCTTGGAACCGCTACAAGATTAAGAGAAGGCACGAAGTACCTTACTGGTGAAGGCAGAACTCAACTAGGCGATTTGGCATTTGCCGCAGAAGAAGTTGTATCATCATTGCCAACTGTATCCGCCGGTGGCCGTCGGGCAGTAACAGGCTTACCTGCTTTAACTGGCTTGTTGGCAGGAGCTCAAATGGGGGATACTACAGAGGCTCTTCTTGGTGCAGGATTAGGCTTTGCTGCTCCGGTATTAGGTCAAGCAGCTATAAGAAGCGGCCCCGTACAAAGAGGCTTACTGCCGCCAGACCTACCGTTGCCATCTCGCCTGCTCGAGCGTTTATCACGTCAAACAGGCGGCTTGCTTTCTATCGACTAACTCTTCTTCTTAGCCCTCTTCTTTGGCGCCTTACCGCCCACCCATGCTTCGTTTTCTGGCGTAGCAGGGTCGTCTGCTTTCAGCGTCCCGTCGTTGTTACGAGCTCGCTTTGGCGTTGATTCGGTTTTCGCGTCTAGCTCCGCGTCCAGACGCTTAATGAGCGCCGCAGCATCTTCGCAAGCTTGCATCATTGCCCGAGGGTTTGAGATCCTATGTGGGAGCTCAAGCAGCATGATTAAGTTTTTCTCTTTATCGTTTAACATTTAAATCTCCATGACGTTAACGTGCTTTAAACTACCAGATACTGCTTGTTTTTCAATACTGAAGCCTATATGTAGTAAAAAGATACCTCTAAGAGCCCTTGCCTGTTTGGCTCTTAACTGACCCCGAGCTTTCCTCCCAATTTGGCTCGGGGTTTTTTTATTTGCATTATTGTTAACTTGCGGTTAACACTGGGGTATAAGGAGGAAAAACATGCAAGCAATAATCGATGAAACTAATACCTGCCGCGTATGCCGTGGCGAGGGTAAGAACTGGGAGTGGGATTACTCTCAGGTTGTAAACAAAGATGTCCAGAAAGTTAGCGCGTGCAAGTGGTGCATGGGCACTGGCTATGATTGTATCATATTAGGAGGTTTTAATGGCCAAATGGGATCTTAATAAAATGGGGCCGTGTGTAGTTAACACGCAAGAAATCGCCCCGATCATCAACCGCCTCGAGCGCAAGCTCGAGGTGATGAAGCTCGATCAGAAGTCGCAGGGATCTCTGCGTTACCACGACAGCAACGAGATGCTTTCTCTCATATCAAGTTTAAAAGAGAGGTTGAACCTCCAATGGTAAAGATACGAGCTAACGAATATGACTGGTACAAAGTCTTACCGGTTATACGTAAATACGCCAAAGCAGAGAGCGAGGCAGCCGCCAAGAAGTGGGGCTTCGGTACGATGGATCGTATAAAGTCAGGGCAGGGGAGCGGCGCTGTGGGCGGCGCTATTAGTTGGGAGGCGCGGCCAATGACCGCCTACGCCAACAAAATCAAGCTAATGTTGGATAAGAATATGAGCGTTAGCGAAATTGCAACAATCTTAAATAAAACAGATGCCGCGATAAACTCTGCGATAAAGAGGCATGGCATCAACAAGGAGGGTAAATAATGCTTAAAATAGATAAAAATGTACCGTTGCCAGAAGGCTTAAATAAAAACGGCTTACCTATAAGTCCTTACAGGACACTTGTAGAAAAGATGGAGGTTGGTGATAGTATTGGTAATTTAAGCCAAAAAAAAGTTCAAACAATTCAAGGATATTTAAACAAAGTCTATAAAGAAGAAAAAGGAATTAACAAAAAAGTTTCAACCTCCAGAAAGCAAAAAGATGGAACATTTAGGCTTTGGAGGATAGCATAATGATTAAAACATTCTACACTTTTATGATGCTAAGTTACTTCGTCGAAGGCGAGAAGCTTGAGCACAGCATACTATTCCCGAGCTACGATGCGTGCAGCTACAGCAAAGAGGCAATGCTCGATATATTCGAACCGCACTACGATGCCGTAATGTTGTATTGCAAAGGCACTAATGTTATGTCTAAGGACATCGTTAAGCCAAAACCGCGACCGGAAGTCACTTCTTAAATATGTGATTCTATGTTAGATATGTCTCAACGTAGCCAACGTTGGGACATATCTTGCCTTGGAAAGATGAGGAAAAAAAGAAAGCTTATCACAAGGCTTACGGTGCAAAATGGTATCGTGAGAACAAGCAAAGAGTAATTGAAGGAACAAGAAAAAATAGGGAAAAGCATAAAAAGAAATGGAGAGAGTTCAAAGCAAGCTTGTCGTGTGAGAAATGTGGATTTAGTCATCCGGCAGCTTTGGACTTTCACCACAAAAATAGCTCTGAAAAAGAAAACGATGTTAGCATATTTATTAACCAAGGCATGTACAAAAGAGCTTACGAAGAGGTGAAAAAGTGTATTGCATTATGCGCTAACTGCCACCGAATACATCACTGGAATGAAAGAGAAAGAGATGACAGAAATACCTAATTACTTTAAAATCGCAGAAAAGATTATCGAGCGAGCGCAGCGCGGATTACCGCAAGATCGTTGGATGCGTGGCGACCACGAGATGAAAGCCTTCGTGAAAGCCTACATCGAGCTCGTTGATGCGTGCGCGACAATGCACAAAGAAATGATTCGGCGTGGCGCTGAGTCGATGAGCATCGACCCTGATAACACTTAACTAAGCCATTGGTAGATTTTTTTAGTCTCTTTGGCTCTGTGATCCAAGCCAGTGTAGCCACCGTTTATGCGCTTAGTGATTTTCTTAATCACGTCATCAGTTACGCCCTCTCGAGCAAGCTTGAACAAGCCATTGCTATTGAAGAACCATATTGCTGTGTCGAACGCATATTCTTTTTCTAGCAATGACGGGTCGTTGATTACCTCTGGCTTTCCCATATCCGCAGCAAATGCTTTGACGTTGTCATAGCCGGTAATCATGATCGCGCCCCTGCCAATGTACAAGCTTGCCATGCTAGGAGTATCATTACCCATCCTACCAAAGTAAACCTTTTCAGCTAATGCTTTGGGATTGCGTGCATACGGCTCTGCGCTTTCTTCTGTAGGAAATCGACTAGGCCAAACCTTCATCATGGCCTCTACCGAGTAGTTTAGATTTTCCTTCATATACTTGAACGAGCCGGTCTCATGCACAACTTGGCCAAGTAAATGCGCTCCCTCTTCTGGTGATAGGTCGTAATGCTGCACAATAGCTCTGGCAGTGTTCGGGCCAAACGAGCCATCTGGCTTACAGCCGCACTTTTCTTGGAGCAGTTTTAGAGCTTCACTCATTTTTTTATTTCCAAGTATAATCTAATGCAATTAACCGCAGTATTTAAGCTAACTGCACCAAAAAGCATAATCCATTGCCATAGTTCCATGTCTTTTCCTTTCTAATCGCAAGAATAATCTGCGTCTGTTACACAAACCACGCTGTTTGTTGAACTTGTGTTTGTCACAATAGTTGTCTCAGCGATGGTTGCCATCGTACTGTTGGTGTCAATCGCAACGTCCTTATTATTATTGCTGTTAGTTGTAGCTATAGTTGTATTGTTGTTAGATTGGATTTTAGCCACCTCACCATTAACCGCAATGCCTGCGGCTTGGACTATGCTAGGCACAAGTATGCCTGCCCATGCCAATGCACTGTCTTTTCCAGAATTTGGGGAAGCGTGAGTTGTATTTGTGTTCTGCATCATCATTGCGGCAGCCACCGCTCCTGCCTCGCCTTGCGCTGCAATTTCTTTTATAGCATCCATCCGTGCTTTTTCTTTAGCAATAATCGCAGCCTGATAATGTTCGTTCATGGCTACGTCATTTTTCGATGAGCAAGCTGCCAGTGCTAATGATGACATTAAAATAATCTTTTTCATGGTTTACCTTTCATATATTTTGAGACTGCTCTGCCGCCAAACCAGAAGCTAATAATAGCTGCAAACAGGCCAGATGTTGCATCGTCCCAAATTAAATTTATTGAATTTGCCAGATCGTTTCCATCTTCCATCAGCGACATTAAAGCTGTGACTTTGACTGCAATGAAAAGACCAAAAAAAACATAAGTGATAACAGGCCTGACAGACCCCCTAAGTGCGTTAATAAAACCTCCTGCATCCATACTAGCATGTTCATATAACCCTTTTGTTTCTTCAATCCCTGCTTGCATATCGGTGAGTCGCAAGGTCATCTCATTGCGCTTTTCCATTAGCTCAAACTCAAGCTTCATTTGCTGAAGTTTGTGCTTCTGCTCCTGACCTGCCTTAAAATAATTTAAGACTTCTGGTAAAAATGAGGTGCCAAATCCGATTAAGCTACCTAGCAGCGTTATCATGGAGCCACCCTATCTGTTTTGGCTTCCTTACCTAGCCAAAGCGCAAAAGACGCACTCAGCATGGCTGTGACGAGCGATGCGAAGGCGCTCTGTTGCGTTGTTGGATCGGGCAAAGTCATAAACCAAAGACACACTTTCCATGTCAGTATGATCTGGCAAAGAAAAGCTAATCTAGGAAGGATCTTGAGTTGATCTATTGCGCTCGCGGTTATCTGTACCATCGAGAAATCTCCTCGCTACGTTTTTGTACGTGGTTATTATAACGATTTTACCATCATCGTCTATGACTATGTATTTTCTGTTAATCTCGACTAACCTCAAGGCAATGCACCGCCATATCGTTGTCGGTTACCATGACAGATGCCTTCTGCCGCTCGAGCTCGCACTGCTCCTGAGATCCGTATGTTCCAACCTGATAGTATTCAAATTTACCAGTTGAGGCGGTAAAGTGCATCCAGACGAGAAACCACATTACCAACGCCCCTGCCACTTGCCCAAAAGGTAAAAGCCTAAAAATAAAATGCCGCCACTGATTAAGAATATTACAGAGCCAATGGCAAAGTTGATTGCGTTGTCTATTCTCTCTTGCTTTTTATATAACTCGTCTTTTCGTCTTTTGCGTTGCTCTGCCTCAATAGCTAAAACCTCTTTCCATGCTTTCGGCCCATACATGAACGAGATTTCATCCTTTAAGGCTTGGCGCATCTCCTCAAATTTACGCTTATTATTCCATAATAAGATAGCTGATTCTTCGTCACTACCTTTGAACGTCTTCTTCCAGAAGGGTGGGTTCTCTTCTCGCTTCTCGAGCTCGTTGAAGTCGCTCCACGCCTTACCCCACTGATTAAGTTGATTAGCGCAATCGGCGAGATCCTTACCTGCCGAAATGGTTGCCTTGATAGATTTTACGCAACCGGTAGCCAGAGCTACGCATCCACTAATTGTAACCGGATCCATCAGACATTCCTATACGTTGCACAGATCTGCCACGGGAGGTGGTAGATCACCTTCTCAGTATACACATTTTCTAAGGGTTTATAAACACACACTTTAACGTCAACTGGCCCATATGGAGTAAGCATCAGTGCGTACCCCACATAGACCAGAACCATAAGCATTATTTTCTCAGTGCTTGCTCGATAGTGTCTAGTTTGTTGAAAATTGCTTTAATGGTATCCTTCATCTCTTTCATCTCGCGGTCTGATGCAATCTTGTTGGCCTCATGCTGCGCTTTCAAAACTTCGATGTCGGTGTGATGTTGGTTCTGCCGATTGTACACGTAAATGAGCACGCCTGCTAATGGCAGGACGACCCAACGCATGACGCTATCAAACATATCCAAAGAAAATTCCATACTTACTTTTACCACATTAATTTAATTACTCATAGGGGGTTGTGTAATTAGTAACATTACGTTAACACTAAGAAAAAACGGAGTTAACAAATGCAACTAAAACAGATCGGCCCGAGGTTACGTGAAGAAGTTTATGACTTCTTATGTAAGGATTGTGAAGTTATGAGAATGAGCCAATCCCAACTGATTGAGATGTTAATAATAAAATATGGAAGAGATAAGGGACATGAGTTCAGCAGTAACATTGGGGATTGATTGCGGCTACCGCACCGGCGGTGTCGCACTGGTCGGAGAGAACTGGGCGGAAGTTCACGACTTGCCAGTGTACAGTGAAGGCGGCGTAGATGTCGTGGCATTGCTTGACATATTAACAAGCGCAGACGTAGACCACATTTACATCGAGCGACAACAGGCGATGCCAAAGCAGGGCGTTAGCTCCACGTTTAAGCTTGGCTATGGCTTCGGGCAGATTGTTACGACGGCGGCGTTAAGTCGCGCCGCATATACGCTTGTGACGCCAAACAACTGGAAGCGCAGCTTGAACCTGCCAAAAGATAAAGACGCATCTCGTCGGCTCGCACAGCAATGGTTTCCGATGTTGGCGTCGGATCTGAAACGAAAGAAAGACGAGCACCGCGCCGAGGCGCTGCTCATAGCACGCTACGGGAGGAATAGAACGTGACTATAAATTACACCATGCCAAACGCCGAATACCACGAAAGCGAAGCACTCAGCGCGTCTGGCGCAAAGACAATTGCCATGAAATCATTGGCGCACTTTAAATATGGCGAGTACAAGCAGACTCACGCTTTCGACATTGGCACGGCTACTCACACGCTGACGCTCGAGCCGCAGCTCAAGAAAAGTGTTTGGTGTGGGCCGGAGACGCGCCGAGGCAAGGAGTGGTCGAGCCTCAAGGAAAAAGCCGACGAGGCCGGCGCAGTACTACTGACAGACGCAGACTACAAGCAGGCCGTCAAAATGGCCGAGGCGGTGCGAAGCAATCCGGCAGCCGCAGACTTGCTGTCAGGGGATCTGGCGGTCGAGGCAAGCGTCTTCGCGCATGACAGCATCTACAATGTAGACATACGGTCTCGCCCAGACGGGTGGCGCAAGGACATTGCGGCGCTGATAGATTTGAAAACGACGGTAGACCCAAGCCCAGAAGGCTTCGCCCGTCAGGTGGCTAACTTTGGCTACCATATCCAAGATCAATTTTACCGACGTGTAATGACGTTGAACGGGGTCGAGATTGACCGGTTCATATTTATTGCGGTAGGTAAGGAAGCTCCCTACGCGGTGGGAGTATACGAACTCGATTGGCGCACGCTCGAAGAGGGCAACGCGGCAGTCAAGTACGCGCTCGAGCAATACGCGACGGCGCAAAAAACCGGTGTATGGGGTTATGGTTACGGGGAGCTGCAAACTCTCCAGATACCGCCATATGCTTTTAAATTTTCGGCAAACTAGTCAAGGAGACAACTATGCCAATTACTTTTGGAACTGCGGAGAGTACCGCATCAACAAACTTCATTCGCTCAAATTTGCCACAGAATAAGTGGTGGGTGAAAGCCGAGGGAGGCGACGAGCCTATCGATATGGATAAAGGTTTCGCCATCGACATCAAAAACGTAACCTTCGGGTGGCTGCACATCGATGTCGGCGTCAGAGATTGGCAGGCGTGGCCGAGCCCGTCGCAGTCACTGCCAAAACCAAGCGATAGCCACAAGCAAGGCTTTGAGGTAGACTGTTGGCTCTCAGACGGCCGTGAGGCGTCTATGAGCGGCAATTCATATGGCTTGGGTCAGTTTATCGCAAAACTGTATAATCAAGCTGAGACGGCGCCCGAGTTCGCCGCAGGCAAGATACCGGTAATACAAGTTACCAGTTCGACGCCTGTTGTGGTCGGCAAGGGCACGTCATACGACATTGGGTTTAACATCCGCACTTGGATCGATAAGCCCGAAGCGAAACCGGAGGTTATGGGTTCCCCTCCGGCTCCGGCGGCAACCCCACCGACAGCTCCGCCGGCTGCTTCTACTGAAACCGACTTCGGTTTTAACTAGGGGCACGCGACGCCTCAACTTTAGGCAATGGTTGGGGCGTCGCACTAACAAGGATAAACAGGATGAGCGAATCATATTTTCAGAAGGTACGTGAGAGCGTTTTGGGAGACGTTGTGCACGCCATGAAGGGAGGGCGTAACGAGGTGCTTAACAAGGCAGCCTTTACGCTCGGGAGGCACGCGCACCTCGCGCCTGCACTATTGGACGCCGCCATTGTGGATCTACACGGGGCGGCAAAACAAATCGGATTAAATGAGCCAGAGATTAAGGCGACCATTGGATCAGGCTTCAAGCGCGGCGGCGAGAACCCGAAGCAGCTCGAAAACTCGGAGGCTATTCCATACACGGCGAGCGAGTTCGAGCGGCTCATTGGTAAGCTCGCGGCGTCTGACCTGTTGGCCAGAGACGACGAGACGCGCAACGAGAAGATGAAGAAGGCACGCGAGACGTGGGAGCGCAGCGTACCGATCACCAGAGAGAACAAGGACGCGGTCAGGCCGGCGCTGCTATATCTGAACAGCCGTGGCCTCAGAGCAAGCTCCGCCGCGAACATAGCGCGGTTTAGCCCGAGCGTGTACGACGGGCCTGCGATTATCTTTCCTGCGGTAAACGAATCAGGTGAGGTGCAGGGCATCCAGAGCGTATTGCTTACTCCGGAGGGACGTAAGCGCGAGCACAACGGTATTAGTAAGTACAGCCGAGGCGTTATCGCAGGCAACGTCATGCGCGTTGGCGATGGTGAGACGATTATACTTACAGAGGGGCCAGAGGATGCGTTAAGCGTGCGTCAGGCCGTCGGAGACGAGGCTACGGTGGTGTGTACGTTTGGCAAGGCAGGCATGTCTACCTACAACGTGCCACGCGCCTCAGACGTGACGATATGCGCCGACCCAGATTTAAACGTAGACGCCGTATCTGACGTGCTCAGTGGCGACGGCTCTACAAGCGTCTACGTCGTGCGCTTCAACGCACTCGGCGTCGATAACGTCAAAGATGCTAACGACTACCTACGGGAAGTTGGCGAAACCAAGCTGCGTGAAGCGCTCGCAGTTGCTAAACCAGTGGAACAGGAAGTGCAAGAGGCAATCGAGGCCGAGAGGCAGTGGCCGACGCCTTTTGCTTGGATCGACCCCAAGTTGATCCCTGCGCGGCGTTGGATCTATGGCAACCACTACATAAGATCCAACGTCAGCGTCTTAGCGTCCGCCGGAGGCGTCGGTAAGACGTCGATGCAAATCGTCGAGGCACTTGCCATTGCCACTGGCAAGCCATTGCTCGGCGAGGAAGTGCGCGAGCAGTGTAACGTCTGGGTCGTCAACCTCGAAGATCCGCTAGAAGAGATGCAGCGTAGACTAGTGGCGGCGATGCTGCACTTTAAAATTGCGCCAGAAGACGTTGAAGGCAGGCTATTTTTAGACGCAGGCCGTGACATGCAGATCATGTTTGCGAGCCAAGGACGTGACGGGATCGAGGTGCACGACGAGCTCGTGGACTACATGATTCGCAAGATCGATCAGCATGAAATCGGTGTCGCATTTATCGACCCGTGGGTGGGCGCTAACCAGATAAACGAAAATGACAACGTGGCGATGAATGCAGCCGTGGCAGCCGTGCGGCGTGTCTGCGATGCGACGGATTGCAGTGTCGGCTTGGTGCATCACATACGTAAGACAAATGGAGATGAGGCGACTGTGGACAGCGTCAGGGGCGCAGGCTCGTTGATCGGTGCGGCGAGGGCTGCGAGGGTCATTAACAAGATTAGCCAAGAGGATGCGCTCAAGCTTGGCGTCAGCGAGCAGGAGAGCCTCGGCATCTTCCGCGTTGACGATGGCAAGGCAAACCTTGCGCCGCCTGCGGCGAAGGCCGTGTACCGACGCATGGTCGGCGTGCAGCTACCCAACGGGGAATATGTGGGCGTGGCGACGGCGTTTGCAATGCCAGATCTGTTTGACGGGATCAGCTCGAAAGATGCACTGGCGGTTCAGCGTCTCGTCGGTGAGGCGGAAAGCAACGACGAGCCGTATCGGTCTGACGTGAGAGCGAAGAACTGGGTCGGCGAGGCGGTGGCCAAGGTGCTCAAGCTAGACTTGGACAAGAAGCACGAGAAGGCGCGTGCGAAGGCAATTGTGAAGATGTGGCTTGAGAACGACGTGCTACGTCACGGCATGTGGGAGAGTAAGCGGCACGGGCGTGAGCTGCCAGTGGTTGTCGTCGGAGAGTGGATTACGAGGGAGGAGGCAGGGCTGTGAGTGCATATAAACTTCCCGAGGGGAACGTCTTAATAAGTTTTAGCGGCGGTCGTACATCAGGATATATGTTGCATCAGATACTTGAGGCCAACGGCGGTTTGCCGGAACGAGCGAAAGTAACATTTGCAAACACTGGCAGAGAAATGCCAGAAACGCTTGACTTTGTGCAAGAATGTGCGGACAGGTGGAATGTGCCGATCACTTGGTTGGAGTACATAAAGGCAAAGCCAAAGTTCAAAACAGTTAGTCACAACTCAGCAGCCAGAAACGGTGAGCCTTTTGAGGAATGCATTAACAGCGTCACAAAGAACAGATATTTACCAAATCAAGCGCAACGCTTCTGTACGCAGCAGATGAAAGTACTAACAATCAAACGCTACCTCGTTAGCCAAGGATGGAAACGATGGTTAAACACTGTTGGTATCCGAGCAGATGAAGCGCACAGAGCAAAACCATCAAAAGACAATCGTTGGATAAACTGGTTTCCGCTGAACGACGCGCAAGTATCCGTGCAAGATGTAAATCAGTTTTGGAAGCAGCAGTCGTTTGATTTACGGGTAATGAAAGGCGGCGGTAATTGTGACGGTTGCTTTCTTAAATCAGAGGCAACATTAGCAGCCATGTGGCGCGAACAACCAGAAAGAATGCAATGGTGGGCAGATATGGAAACTAAGACAGGAGGACGTTTTCATAAGATTAGAAATTATGAGCAGCTCGGCAGTTTTGTCAGCCGCCAAGGCGATTGGATCTTTGACGATGAAGCTTATCTTTGCCAAGCAGACGACGGGGAGTGTACCGGATGAGCACGCATAGCGTCAAAGCTAAACGAAGACATCCGGATACGGAGCGAGAGCATTACGAGGTGGCGCACGTTACGTTTGAGCTGTCTAAGAAGGATCACACATTTGCGCTGATAGCAGGCGAGGCGTTGACCGCAAGGGATCGTAGGCCGCTCTTTAGCGGCGTGATAACTGAGCACATGGCCGAGGAGCTCGAGGTCGTAGCGTGGCGTATCAGGCAGCTCAAGCTGCTACAAGAAGGCGAGAGGGAGAAAGCCAATGAATAACATGAGGAACAAGCTCAAGCTTGCCGAGATCATCTGGGACGATGCAGCCGGTGAGGCGAGCATCGTGTGGGAGAAAGACTTCAAACCGTCGGCTCCGATTGACGTGATGAAGTATATACTTTTGTTCGATGCGATGGTGGATGTGGCGCACGATGCCAACAGAAATATGGCAGACCTACAGCGTATGCTCAAGCTGTCGCTGAACGGTAGCGAGACGATCCATTGAGGGGCGTTTTGGTGCTTCCACAGTTTCCACAGTTGAAGTGTGGAGAAGTGTGGGAAGTGTGGAAAATAACGTCAAAACACTTCCACCACAGTTGTTACGTATATATACGTAACTGTGGTGGAGAAGTGTGGACGTATTTAATTGAACTGTGGAAACTAGGAGGAGTAGGTTCATGGCGGCTAAAAGAAGGATGAGCGCAAACAAGGCGAAAGATAGGAAGACGTTTGATGCTCGGCATGGCGATCAGGCGGAGCCGATCTCTGCGGCGGTGTGGGGTCAGCTCGAGCCGTTGGATCGTAAGGCGAGGGAGATGGAGCGGAAGTGGGGAGATAGTCTGCCGTCTCTCGTTGAGCCAGAGCTCGCCGGAAGATTTAGGGCGGCGTATGAGGCGCTCGGGAAATTTGTGGAGAAGCAGGACGTCGTGGCGACGCATCAGGTAGCAGGGCAACTGATGAAGGCGTGGGATAAGTTGGAGCAGTCTGCGCTTGCGGCAGGGCATAAGCCGTTGCCGGCGCACGCATATGCCGTGACGATGGAAGATAGTGATAACGTTGTCTGCTTTGCGATGGAAGGCGTGGCGGAGTTGCGCGTGAAGTATCCCGATTGGGTTGTGTATAGCTTTGAGGATGCAGCTCGGATTGTGCGGCAAGAGTTTAGCGATACGTTTCTGAACGATGCGTTCTCGTCCTTCCCGAAGGCGAAGATTACGCATATCGTTGATAAGGGGAATACGATACCAATTATGGAGGATGAGATACCGTGGTAAGATGGTCGGTGTATGACGATGGACTGAGGGTCTGGGTTGATGGTAAACTGGTGGCGATTATTCCGCCGCGAGATATGCCGTATGTTATGAAAGCCGTGGCTGCTTTCGTGAGCGAGCACGCAAGTATCGAGGAGAAGTAAGATGGGTGCAATTGGAGACGCAAAGATTGCTGAAGTGAACAAGGTAGGTGAGGACGAGCTGTTCAACCGGTTGGCGACGGGTACGACGCTGACGGATCTACTGAAGGAGATCGGCATTGGGTATAAGTTGTGGGCGAGATGGCTTGATAGCGTCGAGGGGCGCCGTCAGCGTTACGCTGAAGCTCAAGAGCAAGCTGCTCACTTTTATGCGTCCAGAGCTGTTATGACGGCTGTGAATACGCATGTTGAGGATAACACGATTAACTCTGCGCGGCTGCAAGTGGATACGGATAAGTGGATGGCTGCGAAGCTTAATCCGCAATACGATACGCGGCACAAAGAGGTTGCGGTGAACATCAGCGTTGGCGATTTACATGCGGAAGCTGCGGCGTTGCTGCGTGAAGTTGGCGGAGACGTGATCGACGGGGAAGCGGAGGACGTGAGCGATGTTGAACGGTGAATCCGCGCATCGAGACACCGACGCATATGCGCGTGCGCGAATACTGCGATGCAGCGTAAAAGTCAATAAAGTTAACAAAAACATTATCGCCGCGACGCAGCAACGGGCTAAGTCATTGATTTTGCTACGTTCTGTATTCGCATAATATATATTATGTTAACAAAACGGTATTATGACATGCTGCGATGCAGAGAAATCACGATTGACCCCCCCCTGATTCTACGGCGACCGGTGCAAATGCAAATGACCCTCCCACACATCCCCGAAAAAAAATTTTCCACATAACGGAGCACCCACATGAACAAGCCTACCGATAACCCCTTCCTCCAACTGATGCGACGCTACCAGAGAGACCCCGTCGCCTTTGCCACGGAGGTCATTGGCATCACCCCCGACGACTGGCAGCGCGAGCTGCTTATGTCGGTAGCCGACCCAGAGCGCCGGCGCATCACCGTCAGATCTGGCCATGGTGTCGGTAAATCAACTGCCGTGGCCATGGCTGCCGTCTGGCACGTTTTGATGCGCGTCCCGAGTAAAACCGTTGTCACGGCCCCCACCTCGGCGCAGCTTTTTGACGCCTGCTTCGCAGAAATGAAAAATGTAGCCAAGCGGCTCAAACCTCCGTTTGACAAGCTGCTCGAGGTCAAGTCTGATCGCATCGAGCTGAAGAAGAGCCCCGAGAGCACGTTTATATCGGTTCGCACGTCTCGGGCCGAGCAGCCGGAGGCGCTCGCCGGCGTGCACAGTTCTGACGTGCTCTTAATCGCCGACGAGGCAAGCGGCGTGCCGAATGCCGTTTTTGAGGCCGCCAGTGGATCGATGTCTGGGCATAATGCCACCACGGTGCTCACGGGCAACCCGACGCGGAACACGGGCTTCTTTTACGACACCCACAATCGCCTCCGCGATGATTGGCACACGATGCACGTTTCATGTGTGACGTCGCCAAGAGTGTCCGACGATTACATCGATGACATGAAGCGGCGCTACGGCGAGGACAGCCCTGCGTATCATGTGCGTGTTCTTGGCAACTTCCCCCCGTCTGAGGAGGATACGGTGATACCCGTGGCGCTGATCGAGCACGCGATGGCAAACGACATCAAGGTGCACGAGGATGCGGCCTACGTCTGGGGCTTGGACGTCGCACGGCAGGGCAACGATAGCAGCGTGCTATGCAAGCGTCAGGGGCCGGTGATCCATCCGTTGACCGTCTGGCGTAACCTCGACCTGATGCAGCTCTCTGGAGCTGTAAAGGCGGAATACGATGCGCTGCCCCCGTCCAAGCGCCCCTCGGAGATCATTGTAGATAGCAACGGGTTCGGCGCCGGTGTGTTAGATCGATTGCGTGAGGTGGGTTTGCCGGCGCGTGGCTTAAACGTCTCGGAGCGTGCGATGTCCAAGGACACGTATTTGAACCTACGCGCTGAGATATGGTTCAAGTGCAAGGCGTGGCTCGAGGGGATGGATGTGCGCT